ATGAACATCTTTTTGACCCATTGATGGCCCCGTCCACCGGGGTTAGTTGTAGCCCTCATAAATATAGGCAAATCTGGTGCAGTGGACCGTAGACGTGACCGCATATAATTCCATGCGTATGGTGTGGCCCACTGGGTCAATTCGTCAAACCCTATCCAGCTAAATGCCAGACCCTGATAACGCAAGACATCATCATCTTTATCCAGATATGACATCCACAACCTTGCGCCAGATGGTGCAGTCCACTGCATCTTACGTTCTGACCACTTAATACCCGGCCAGATTTGTGGGTATAACTCCTGCGACTTAAATATAAGTTCTCTTAGTTCTTCAGTTGTGTGTCGTAAGAGTAGTCCACTAAACTGCGAATGACC